ATGAATCTTGCAAAAGAAGCTTCACCAGAAGTTTCTAAAATTTTAACAAGACAATCTAATAAAATTAAAGAATTAGCTAAAACTGGTAAGAATGGACAAGCTTTACATAATTTATATACAACATTAAGAGATACTACTTTTGATGTATCTGGTAAAGCTTCAACAATAGGATCTAGTGTTGATATAGCACAATACAAAAAAGCTACAGAAGCAGTTAAAGAAATTTTAAGTTCAAATAAAAATTGGTCTAAGGCTCAAGAAAAATATATTACATTTACTAAAAAATGGGCAGAGCCTTTAACAGATGGATCGGTAACTAAATTATTTAAAGATTTAAGTGATGCAAAAACTGCAACTAAAACAGACACAGTTGCAACATTATATAAATATTTAAACTCAGATACTTTATCTGCAAAAGAATTATCAAGACTAGCTTCATCTATTAACAAAAGTAAAGTTCCTAATTTATGGAATGATGTAGCATCAACATATTTTAGTAATATGTTTAATAAAGCAGCTATTGATGGCACAGAAAAAGGTAAAAGAATTGGAATGATATTCCATGACTCAATAATGAAAAATCCAAGACAAAAAGATAATTTTGTTGAAATATTATTTCAAGTAGCCAAAAATAATAACAAAAATGTAAATAGAGCAGATATTGTTAAATCAGTAAATTCTTTTGCAAATGTTTTAAAGGCTAGTTCTTATTATGCGAAAGTAGGATCACAAACTGCTGCAAGAACAGAACTAATACAAGATTTAAAAAATAATGCTATATCACAATTTATTGGTGTTAAAGGTGGTTTGCCAGTTTTAAGTATGGTTGGTGAGTGGTTTCAAAAAAGAACATTTACAAAATCATCAGAGGAAATAGCAAGAGCCATGATTAGTGATAAAGGTATTGATGCTTTGGTAGAACTTGCTGCTAATTGGAAAGATAAAGCAAAAGCTGTTTCATTTGTAAGAGCTATAACAATTGGATCTTCACAATTAGAAGAACAAATGAATAACTAAAATGCCTAATCAATCACAAAAAAATTCAGAACAGATTATAAAATTACAAGGTGAAATCAAACTCATACACAACAAGATTTCAGTAATAAAGGATAATCATTTAGCTCACTTAGATATTAAAGTGGACAATGTTTATAAACTTTTATGGGCAGTAGGTCTAGTAAGCCTAAGTTCCTTGATAAGCCTAATAGTAAATCTACTAAGCTAACAACAAATATCAAAGGCACAATTGGTGAGTACCAAGAAATAGTTAATTTAACTAAACAAGGTTATTGGGTGGCCAAAGCTTGTGATCCACAATGTCCATTTGATTTAGTTGCAGTTTCGCCTGATGGCAAAGTCAAATTGCTTGACATTAAAACTAATACATATCGCAAGAACGTAAAATCGTACCGCAGAAAAATTTGGCGTACACCATCTGCTAAGCAAAAGAAACTAGGCATCAAAATTGTAATGGTAGATCATGGTAACGAATTATGAAAAATTTAAAACTATCAGAAGATACAGGAATACAATTACCAGCAAAAAATCTTTTAATGATTGTAGCTGGTGCAGTAATTGCAACAGTAAGTTTTTTTGAATTAGAAAATAGGATTGGCTCACTTGAAACAAGTAGAGAATTATTTCAAGCTGATCTACTTAAAAAATCAGAACAATTACCCACTGATCAAGAGCAATTTATGTTGCTAGAACATTTAGCTTCCCAACTAGAGTCTGTGCAAAAAGAAATGGAGCTTATGAGAAACAACAACGTAAATATTAAATACGCTATGAGTGATATTGAAAAAATTAAACATCAATTAGAAATCATAAAAGACAAAGTTAGAGCCAATGGAGGTCATTAATGGAGCAGATAGTTATAGCTTTATTAATGCTAGTTAATAATGAAATTAATGAAGCAAGATTACAACCAGATTTAAGCACTTGCCTAGCTGGTAAGAGAAAAGCAAATCGTAGCAATACTGGAACTAATGTTGAATACAGATGTATTAAATCAAAAGCAGAGCTAGAGAAAAACATTGATGGTTCTTATTCAATTAAAAAACTTATTTTAGAATAAAATGTTAGATAAAATTATTTATAAATTATTTGGTTATTTAGATTCTTTTGCGGATCACTTAGATAAAATAATATTTCCAAAACCTAAGAAAAGAAAAAAGAAATGTAAATCCTGCCATTGTAGTTGTCATTGCCAAGACGATTTACACATAAATAAATTCGACCAGGAACTTTGTAACTGTGAGGGTTGCCGGTGTTAGGAGTAGAATATGAAAGTATTAGAGAAAATAATCTTAGCAATAGAGTGTTTTTGCAGAAAAGTTTATTCAAAGGTTTGGTACTACCGAATTGTATTCACAACAAATCTAAAAAGGAAAACTAATGTACGAAGAAGTAAAAGAAGAAATTAAACTTTGTGAGGGTTATGTAAATAAGATTTACCAATGCTCAGAGGGTTTTGATACTATTTTTTATGGACACAAAATTACACCTGATGATGATTATGAACATGGTATTGAATATACTAAAGATGAGGGTGAAAAAGTATTTAAGTCTGATTTTCAAAGAACACTAGAAGCTGCTGAAAGACTTATAGGTGATAGACCAATTAATAATACAGCTAAAGAAGTTATTATTAACATGGTGTACCAAATAGGTGAGGGTGGCGTATCTAAATTTAAGAATATGTGGAAAGCACTAGACACTAAAGATTATGGTGAAGCTAGTTTCCAAATGCTTGACAGTTTATGGGCAAAACAAACTCCAGCTAGAGCTGGTAAGCTTGCTGGTAAAATGAGAGCAGCAAAGGAGGTCTAATGTGGTTAAGTGCAATTAAACTAGCTTTAAACGCTGGTACTCATATCTATAAAAAGAAACAAGAAACTAAAATGCTAATGGCAGATGCTCAGGCTAATCATGCCTCTAAGATGGCTCAAGGACAACTTGAATACTCTGGCAAACTTTTAGAAGCCAGGCAAAATGATTACAAGGATGAGGTAGTTCTTGCTATACTAACTTTGCCAATTCTAGTTTTAGCGTATGGAGTTTGGTTTGGTGATGAAACTTCTATGGATAAGATTAATTTATTTTTTGAACATTTTAACAATTTTCCCCAATGGTTTGTAAATCTCTGGATTCTTGTAGTTGCTTCAATATATGGAATTAAAGGAACACAGATATTTCAAAACAGAGGTGTAGGCAAAAAATAATAAATGTCTGACAACCTAGATTTGATTAACGAATATAAAGAACAAGTTCGTATCTTAAAGCAAGAAGTAGCTGAGCTACAAGATGCTGGTAAGTCTAAGGACTCTGCTAACAAAAGATGCTTACAGAAACTTGAACATTCACAACAAGATTTAGATCAAGCTAATAAAAAAATAACAGATTTAGAAGATCAACTTCATAAAGTTAATAAGAAAGACAATGAATGAAATTTGTATTAGTGGTAATATTTTGCTCTGCCTTAGAACAAAATTGCTTACCACCACAAACAGCATCACAACACAACACCTGGTACGATTGTATGATGGCTGGCTATAACAAAGCACAGACTTATACAGAAGATGTAGGTACACAAAAAACAAATGAATATAAGTTATATGTACAGTTTCAATGCAAGACTGTTAAGGAGGTTTAATGGCAACTCCAGCATGGCAGCGTAAAGCTGGTAAATCTAAATCTGGTGGACTTAATGCAAAAGGTAGAGCTAGCTATAATAGAGCTACTGGTGGCAATCTAAAAGCACCAGTTACTACTAAACCAAGTAAATTAAAAAAAGGTAGTAAGGCAGCTAACAGACGTAAATCTTTTTGTGCCAGAATGAAAGGTATGAAACGTAGGCTTACATCTGCCAAGACTGCTAGAGATCCTAATTCAAGAATTAACAAAGCTCTTAGAAAATGGAACTGCTAAGTGTCCAAAAAACTATGGAAGAAAACTAACATCTTAACTGATGTTGGTAAGTGTAGGTATTGCTCAGGCAATATCGTCAATACAGATTCATTTGTAAGTTTTTACCCCAAAGGTCATGCTCATTATCTTTGCATGAGAAATGATGATTACAAAAAAAAGGAAATAAATGAAAACACTTTCAGCTAGACAAAAAACTGCTCTTGCTAGACACAAAAAAACACATGGTCATACAAAGAAGCATATTAGTGAAATG